ATAGAATTTAAACTAGACTTGTCGTTCGGAGTTTAGTGTGTCAGAACAATATCCAGATCTAGGAATAACTCAGAGTCAAGATGGAGACTACTGGGATGTTGTAATACCAGATCTAGATTGTAATACTGATTATGCATTGCAGGCTGCTTGGATATATAGCGACAAGGCTTTAGGAACAAGTGAGTTTTCTGATAGATTTAATTTTAGAACGCCAGCTCCATCACGCATATGTCCATCAAATGTTACCGCAACTTGGGATGCCAAGGCTGGTCTTAATGTCGCATGGACAAAAAATGATCAGCGTGTAAGAAACTATGTGGTTAATCTTCAAGCAGGTGGGTACACAAGATCATACCTTATACCAGCAACTGGTACTTCTCTAAACTACTCATGGGTGTTAACAAGAGAAAATAACATATTCCAGTTCGGTGGAATTTTTAGAACTTCATTTACATCATTTTCAATACAAAGTATCTATGGAGATGGAAGCTCAGATCAGTGCCCAGTAACTGTAGAGCCTTTCGTTGACCAGGTTTGTACGCATACAATATCAGCAGCATCTTGGAATGTTATTAGCCAGAACAATGGAATACTTGTATCATGGCAAGATAGCGGAACAGCTTATGGTACATACAGGGAAACAAGAGTTTACGTATCAGAAACACAAAGTCCTTATAACTGGGAGCTTAGATACACTGGAATTGGTCCAGCTTCAATAACACTAGATACTCTAGCAACAGTTTATGTTAAACTAAATCATCTTTCTTATTCAGACTGTGAGTCTTTAAACTCAGATATAAAAGAAGGAAAAGCATATGACCCAATAGTCTTTGACGATTTACCACCAGAAAATAACTTTGATTTAGGATCTACTACTGTTGAAGAAGATTCAAATGGTCTATTTAATTTTGATAAAAAGATTCTTTTTACATGGACACAAAACACAGATACTTCAACTTCTGGATATAGAATAAGATACAAGACTGCTTCTGATGCTAATTATACATATATGTCTGTTCCAGGAAGAGGAACCCTATCAACATATTTGTATGGATTAAAGGCTGGTCAAACTTATCAGATAGCTGTAACAACGTATGATGTTTATGGAAATGACAACTCTGGGTATAAGCAGTATCCAGATATAGTAATACCAGCTAACACATCTTTAAAAACAGATGTAGCAATTACTGCTGGAGACATGAAACTCGGATACGGAATTGGTGGAAGTAATTCAAATAAAGGTTTATACATCGCTCCAGAAAATTATTGGTATGTAACTGGAAACACTAGCGTTTCATCTGCTGCAAGATTTAAAGTTGGAGGAACAAACGACTGGTTACTTTGGAACGGAACTAATTTAGAAATAACTGGAAAAATAAATGCCAATGCTGGAGCATTTACTGGTTCTGTAGACATAGGAACATCATCTGTAGATGGACAACTTAGAGTAACAACATCATCTGGAAAATTTGAAATAGGAAAGCTAACAAATATTTCTGGAGAAAAGATTGGTATTGGAATTCAAGGAACCAACTCATCTGGTAAGCTTTTCCAGCTAGACACTGAATCTGGAATTATTGCTAACAAAGGAACAATTGCTGGTTGGACAATAGATGATACATCTATAAACAAAGCTGGCAATATTGGATTTTTTGCTACAACTACACCAGGAGATGTAGCCATATGGGCTGGTGGATCTAGAACGGTAAGTCCTAATTTTTCCGTAACATACGCAGGTAAACTTGTAGCTAGAGATGCAGTGCTTAAGGGAATGGTACAGACTGGAGAAGCATATTTTGGAACATTAATACCTGACGCAACAACAGCAACTGGATACAAGCTTGATCAGGGATGGAAAGTTGACGGAGCAGACATAAAGTCTACAAACGTATCTTCTGAAATAAGACTGAATGGTCTTCAGGGTTCAATAATTGGTGGTAACATAGTAGGATCAAATCATTATTTTACAAGTCCTTCCGTATGGAACACTGCTAATCCAGGAGCTGGAAGTGGAAACCCAGGAAACATAGACTATATTTCTTCTAGTGGAAACTTTAGATTAGCAGGCGGAAAGCTAACATATGATGGAACAGTATTTAATGTGCAAACAGATCTTGTAGCCTCTAATATATTTTTAGGTACAGGAGTTAATTTTTCAAATGACTACTTGCTTGGTAAGGACACAACCATATCTGGAACAACAAAAGCAGCAGGAAGTTTTGCATTAGGAAATGGTTCTTTAGTTTATGATAAAACATCTAACTCTGTTTCAATAAATCCAAGCGGTTTACCATATAGCCAATTTAAAATTAGACTTAGTGTTTCATCTAACAATGACGGATATGGTGGAGATACTACGGTTGTTCAAGATAAAGATGGATACCTAACAACTGGTAGAGCATTCCATTATGGGGGAGCAAACCTTCCCAATGGGGCTTTATCTAGAGATGTTGGCGGAGTAAGTGTAAGCTTCAATCCTGGAGACATATGGCTTTCAAGAATTTAATGGTGTAGGCATATGACAATCTGGAGAAGAATTAACGACCAAGGTGGCGAAGTTCCATACGCAACAAATGGTTGGGTAAAGATAAAAAATATATGGAGAAGAATTAATGACTCAGGTGGAGAAGTTTCTGCTGCAGTAAACGGCTGGGTAAAAATAAGAACCATCTGGAGACTACAAAGCACTGGTCTATGGATTAAAATTTTTGGATCTAATATTCCTAATGCTGAAACAGCAAATCCACCATCTTTAAATTTTGTTTCACCAGCTGGATTTGAATCAATTGATTCTCCATTTAATGGAGATAGAATATATTTAACTAGAGGCGAATGGAATGAACAGCCTACAAAATTTACCATGTACATTCAAAAATCAAGTCCTCCGTATTCAACATGGACAGATTTAATAACTCCAGTAGTTAAAGAATATACAAATTATTCTAATTCTGATGCATCTTTTCAAGTGCCAACAAGCATATCTAACAGGCCTCTAATATCAAAAACAGATGTTTACAATAAGGCAAAATTTAGAGGAAAGATAAAAGCAGAAAATGATGATGGAGAAGCAGACCTAAACTTTCCATCTATGGGAATTGCAGCCAGATATTTATTTAACATATCATCATTTGAAATTACAGATGAAACAGAATCGGCATTAACGCTATCCTGGGCATATGATCCTTCAACAATAACAGTTTCTCAAATTCCAACCTATATGTATTCACAAGAAATTCAGCTTTATAATAGTGCTGGACAGCCACAGCTTCCTTTTGCTGAAGTCGTATCATTACTAGATACATCAACAGTAATAAATTTACCAAATAATCTAAACCCTAATGATAGTTATCAGTGGGAGCTTTCAATCATAGCTGATGATTACTACAGAGATTTTACTGGAGTTAGATATTCTTCAGACGGACCAACACAAGAGCTTGCATTTATAGACTGGCAACCAGGAATTATTGAAGACCCATCAATTACATTTTCAAATAGAACCAAGGAATCTTTTTCTGTAGAATGGTTTTCTACAAATGCAACTTCTTATAGGGTGGATATAAAAAGGAATTCAACTGGAGCTTCGTTGTCTGGTTATCCAGTAACCACAACAAATACATCTGCTGTACTATCTGGGCTAACAATAAATGCTCTTTATAACATATCTGTTACTGCCCTTGGAGGGAATGCCTATCCTCTAAAGGAAAGTAATACTATAACAGAAAGCATTAGAACTCTTAATTTAGGAATTCAGGCTATACTTTCTAGAGCATATGATGCCACAGCTACTTCATTTAAGGTTGATATATTAAATTATCAAGACATAAGTACATTTGATATAACAATAAACTGCACAAATGGAAACGCAACAAGATCTGGATCTGTTATATCTGTTTCAGGAGTTAGCCAAAATCAACCATCGTGTGTATCTGTTACAACATCTAAAATAAATAATTCCGACCTTACAGCTTTTTCATACGATTTTGAAACATCTTCAGAGTCCTGCGAAACAACAGGAACGTGGTATTGCGTAACATATGTACAGGGTACACCAATTACGTGTTCAACTTTTCAATCACCAACAAACGTAAGCGGAAATGGTTCTGGATATGCAACAGCATGCTATACAACACCATCATGTTGCGTTTCAACTGTTTATAGTGATTGGAGTGCCTGCTCAGCTGGTGGTGTAAGAACTAGAACTAAAACAGAAACTTTTTTAAATTGTACTACTACTGTTACAACGGAAGAAGATTATTGCTGGTATTGCACAACAAGCGTTAACTTTAACTGTGCTGGTTGTACTCAAACTCTAGAGACTCAAAACATCAGTGGTAGCGGTTCTGGATACTCAACGTCATGCAGCACATCTGGATACCCAGCATGTCAGACCCCATGCATTTGTAATTCTACAGAAGAAGGAAAGTGTGGCGCTTGGAGCGCTTGGAGCTCATGCTCTGGAGGTTATAGATCCCGCACAAGAATTTGTCCAAACGGATCCGTGTGCCCTACATCTGAAACACAGCAGTGCTGGTATTGTACAACAAGCGTAAACTCTAACTGTGCAGGCTGTAGTCAGTCTATTGAAGGAAGCAACATCAGTGGTAGCGGTTCTGGATACTCAACATCATGTAGCACAAGCGGGTTTCCAGCCTGCCAAACCCCTTGCGTTTGCGACTCTACTGCAAACGGAAAATGCGGAGCTTGGAGCGCTTGGAGCTCTTGCTCTGGAGGGTATAGGTCCCGTACAAGAATTTGCCCAAATGGTTCACCATGCGAAACATCTCAAACACAGCAGTGCTGGTATTGTACAACAAGCGTAAACTCTAACTGTGCAGGCTGTAGTCAGTCTATTGAAGGAAGCAACATCAGTGGTAGCGGTTCTGGATACTCAACATCATGTAGCACAAGCGGGTTTCCAGCATGTCAAACCCCTTGCGTTTGTAATTCTGCAGCAGATAACGCATGTAGTACTTGGAGTTTTTGGAGTGCTTGTGTAAATGGATATAGAACTAGAACTAGAACGTGTCCATCTGGATCACCGTGTTCAACTTCCGAAACAGAGGCATGCAGCACATGGTATTGCACAACAAGCGTTAATATTAACTGCGCTGGATGTAGCCAAAGCGTTGAGAGTAGTAACATAAGTGGTAGCGGTTCTGGATTCTCTACTTCTTGCAGCACATCTGGATACCCAGCATGTCAAACCCCATGTGTTTGTAACGAAAGTGCATGCACAAGTTGGTCATTATGGTCAGCATGTTCAGGAAATAGCAGAACTAGAACTAGAACATGTAATTCTGGATCCCCTTGTGCAACTTCTGAAACAGAGCCATGCAGCACATGGTATTGCACAACAAGCGTAAACTTTAACTGCGCTGGATGTAGCCAAAGCGTTGAGAGTAGTAACATAAGTGGTAGCGGTTCTGGATACTCAACATCATGTAGCACAAGCGGATACCCAGCATGTCAAACACCTTGCACTTGTAATGCTACAGAATTAGCAAATTGTAGTGCTTGGTCTGGATGGAGTGCCTGCAATAACTTTACACAAACTCGCACGAGAGTTTGTGGTTCTGGTTCACCATGCAGCACTGTAGAAGAAAGATTCTGCTCAACCCCACCTTCCTTCCCTGCTAACCCGTTCTTCCCACCGTTCTTCCCACCGTTCTTCCCACCATTCTTCCCACCGTTCTTCCCACCGTTCTTCCCACCGTTCTTTGACGGACCATTCTTCCCATCATTCCAGGGCGATGAGCGTTAATGAAAATATAAAGCCTTGACAATCCTGTATAAAATGATAGAATATAGTAACTCGAAAGGTAATATATGAATAAATTAGATTTAGGTGGAAGCACCTACATGGTTTTGATCGAAGGAGAATTTGCTGGTTGGTTTAATATACCAACTGGTACAGAAGAGACATTCTTACTTAGGTCAGCACTTTCAAGCAACCCAACACTTGTAGACATGGAAGATTTAGAAATTGACATTCCAGATCTTCCAGTACCAGGAAAAGGATACTTTTGGAACGGGTATAATTTTGAAAAGGCAGAAGATCGTGGCTAGCAAGTGGCAGCAAATGAAAAATTTGGTTAATTCTGACGGGGTTAAGCCATGGGATTTTTTAGATCCTAAAACAGAGTATGCAGAAAAAGAAGTGGCTGATAGCAGATACTCTATTTGTCAGGAATGTCCTCTATTTAATCAAACAACTAAGACATGTTCTGAGTGTGGATGCTTTATGGCAGCTAAAACAAAGCTTAAATTAGCCACTTGCCCAGTAGGCAAATGGTAATGGTATAATAATAATATAAAAAATGGAGGTACGAAATGTCAGATTACCAATTAACAAATGACGAAAAAGCAACAGTTATAACTACACATCTAAGAAGCCTATCTTACAGTAAGTATAATACAGAGCTTTCAATCATTGAAGAGGAGTCTTTGGAAGCACCTTCCTCTGAATCCTTGGCACAGCTGAATTCACAGCTGGATTCAATTAATACAAAGATCGCTGCCCTTGAAGAAGAACTAACAAAAGTTAGCTAAGGATAAAAGTGCAAAGCAAAGAAGAACTTATTATTAGTGCTATGCAGGAAAGAATTGGTCAGCTCGCCGCTAATTATGAATTGCAAATTGCAATGCTAAGAGCTGAGCTGACTTTTCTTACAAACGAAAAAAATGATAGACAAAAAGCATTAGAAGAATACTCAAATGAAATTGAGTCAAAGCTAGGGAGTATTTAATTGACTGTAACATTTCAAGATGGAGAGCCAGTAGATCCTAAAAAATTACAGGATCTTCAAACTCAAATAGATAACATTAAGCTTCAGTCTGATGAGTCTTATAAGCTTAGTACAACAACTGCAGGTAGTATCACACAGTCATCTAGAATGCATTTAGAGGCTGGCGTAGTCACATTTGAAACTGGATTGCCTGGTGGAAAGGTTAGCTCAATTGACATTGATTTAGGTTGGGGACCAGGATATGAAATTGCTTATGTTGTAGCAACACCAAGAAACCAAGATCCTAAAACTAATAACATGCGATGGTCTATTTCTGGACAGTGGGCGGGATCAACTAAGCTTAATGTGTATGCTGAAAAAACTATCTCTGGACCAGTTAATTTTCACTGGTTGAGTGCAGGTAAAAAGATTATAAGTAACCCTTAAATTATCTATTGACACATTGATTTAATATGTTACAATTGCTATAACGTTAAGCCACGATATCGTGGCTTTTATATATATTAAGGGTTTTAATGAGCAACGATTTAAAGTGGATGATATCATCCGATCAACAATTTCCGTATCAAGATGATAAGATGATTGCGCTTTGGTTTAAAGTCATGAAGTGGTTTAAACCAGATGTCGTTGACTACCTTGGAGACACAGATGATCAGGCTTGCTATAGCAAGTATACTGAGGGCAAATCAGCAGAGTTTTTAAACTATCATAAGAATGATAGCAAAGATCTTATTGTTCCAATGATGAGGCATGAAGCAAAAGGCGCAAGAGACTTTTATGCAAAGACAAGAGAGATGCTTCCAGATGCTCAGCTTTTTTCAGCATTAGGAAATCATGATATTAGAATCTTTAATTATGTAGATGCTAAATTGCCAGAGTATATTTCTGAGGTAACTCCAGAATCAATGTGGAGCTTAGACTCTTTAGGCTATGAGTATATTTATTATAATGAACTTCCAAAGCGCCGATTCGGAGATATACACGTTCACCATGGGCTTTCAATTGCTTCAACTGGTTCAGTAAGAAAAGACATGGAAGACCTTCAGATATCTTTGATGAGAGGACACTCTCACAGAATAGCATCACACCTAGTTACTTATGAATTAAGAAACGGTGGACAGGGAGAAACTCTTCGAGGTTATGAGCTTGGCCACATGTGTGATGAAAAATCAGATGGAATGAAATATATGCAGCACCATGATTGGCAAAAGGGTTTTGCCATTGCACATATTGTAAATGACTACCCACATATTCAAATGATCCATGTGGCACCAGATTACTCATGTGTTGTTGATGGGAAGCTATTTACGCTATGATGAAATGCAATAAGTGTCAGGGGAGAGTTTTTGTAGATAGAGTATTTTCACAAAAACTACACGTAGAGCTTTTCTGCATGATGTGCGGTAAAAGATGGATGATTAATAAGGATACGAGTGCACTAGGTAAATGGATAGAAAAAAGAGAAAACAGTCAGCTAAAAGCATTCGGTATTTCTTCTTAAATAACAAGATACATAAAGTATTAAGTCATTCAAGATCTAAAGACCAAATGGTTGCTTGGTGCTATCCAGATAAAAAAAGACTTATGTATTCTTATTCACAAGTTTTAAAAACTATGGAGAATGCATATTCAACTAGCCAAGTAGCTCAAATGCTTGGCAAGCATAAGGTTACTATAGAAGATTATATTTTGGACGGGAAGATAAGATATCCTCAAAAAGTATATCCAATAGGTAATCCAGATAGCACATGGTATAAGTTTATGTATAGTGAATCGGACATTATGGACATTCATGAGTTTATATTAGAATCAGGGTATTCTAATAACATGCCTTCAAGAAATGAAATGAGGGCTCTTCTCAAACACAACACTATATTGTATACTAAGACAACAGAAGGGAACTTTGTGCCAGTATGGAAAGCAGAGTAGCCCCAGCAAGAGTTGTAGTATGTGAAATATGTAAGAAAGAATTGGTAGTGCGTTGGGGCATTTTTGCCCACGACACTTTAAGCAGACATAGAAAGGCGGAGCACTAATGGAAAAGGGAACTCAGGTTAGAGTTGATCTATCTTTTACACGTAACTTAGGTAACTTCGAAAGCATTAAAATTGGTATCGGCGTAGACGATTTTGTTAGAGACGGCGAAACAGTAGATGCAGCAGCAGATAGAGTTTACAAGTTTGTTGAAGACAAGCTCATTCAAAAGACTCAAGAAGTAGAAGAGGAATTGCGTGGCAGTAAATAAAGAACCCTATATCCTGCTATCTTTATATTCAAATCTATATGAAGGCCTATACAGTTCAAAGCCAACAATTAATAGATATAAAGAAAAATGGGCTATGCAAGATGTGATTGACAGCATAGGGTTTGATCGCGCAAAGGATGTTTTGTACTATTATTTTGAGACTGGAAAGAATAGGCACCCGCTTAATTTTTTCTACAACAACTTTGAAAGAATAGAAGACATGATGATGCAGATTAAAGAAGACAAAGCCAACAGAAGCCGTCTGTTGCAGGAAACAAAAAAAATGATTGAGGGTAATGAATGAATACAGAAGCCGAGCTAATCTCAGCGGTATGCAAGAACAAAGACATCAGCACTATACTTGCAGATAACTCAGACGACCTATTCGTTTCTCATAAAGATATTTGGGAAGGCCTTAAGTCATATTATTATAAGTTTAGAGCTGTACCAGAAGCAACTATTCTTCAAGATAAGTTTAAAGACTTTGAGCCAGTTGAAACTAAAGGAGAGACTGGATACTATTTAGATAAACTTAAAAATGAATTTGTTGGCAACAAACTAAAGACCATTCTTCTTCAAGCTGGTTCCTCTTTGAAGGACGATGCTCCTTCTAGGGTTCTTGGTACAATGCAGTCACAGTTAGCAAACCTAAGCAGATATACTAATAATGTAAAAGATTTAGATATAACAGATTTAGATTCAGCAGAAAGACACTACGAGTCAGTAAGAACTAGATCATTGGCAATGGGCGGTAGCCCAGGAATCCTAACTGGATTTGAAGCAATTGATAAAGCTTACCCAACAGGTATGGCTCCAGGACACCTTATCGTTGCTATTGGCTGGCCAGGACGTGGTAAGACTTGGTTCACATCATACTTAGCATGCAAAGCTTGGGAGCAAGGCTTTAAGCCTATGATTGTTTCTCTTGAAATGGCACCAGAGAATATGCGAGACAGAATATATACAATGCTTGGTTCTGGATTGTTTAGAGCAAGCGACCTTTCAAAAGGTGACATTAACATTGATGATTTTAAAACTTGGGGAAAGAAAAAAACTGAAGGAAAGAACAGCTTCATTCTTGTTTCTAATGAAGGTGCTGGAGAAGTAACACCAGCAACAATTCAAGGAAAGATTGATCAGCATAAGCCAGACTTAGTAATTTTAGATTACCATCAACTATTTAATGATAACAAGCGAAGTAACTCTGAAGTAGAGCGAAATAGAAATATCTCAAGAGACTTTAAGTTATTGGCTGTTACAAATGGAATTCCAATTATTGATATTACTGCAGCAACTGCAGATGATATCTCAGACCAAAAGCAGCCTCCGATGATGAGCCAAGTTGCATGGTCAAAAGCAATTGAGTATGATGCAGATATGGCTATTGCTATTCACAAGCATGCTAATACAGATTTAATTGAGGTGGTGTCTAGAAAGAATAGACACGGACACGACTTCAGATTCTTCCTTGATTGGGATATTAACAGAGGTGTTATTACTCCAATTTACGAAGATCTTCCAGAGCTGAGCAATGACTCATCAAAACATTAAAAGGTTTCAAATACAGGTTGAGTTTCTAGATGATTCTAATATGATTAAGATCAAGAAACAGTATGAAAACTTGCTTGTAGATCAAATGAGAGAATCTGGATACACCAGAGTACTTGACATTGACCCATCCTTTTCGGTAGAATTTGATGGTCAAACGTGGAAATTCTTAATGACTATCCACGGAGTCTATGTAGGAAAGAAGAAGTCATGGCAATTAGAGGGTATAACTCAAGGCAAGTTGATAGCTCGGAGTACACCCCTGCCCATATCAAATCAATAGTACAAAGCCTTGGAATAGATATGGTGGGCGAGACATCAAATGATTATCTTGCGTACTGCCCATTTCATTCTAATAGACATACATCAAGTTTTAGTATAAGTAAAACAAAAGGCGCATATATTTGCTTTAATCCATCCTGCGGAGAAGCTGGAACATTGAGCGACCTTGTTAAAAGGATATTAAATAAAAATGAGTTTCAGTCGCTAAGATTTATTGAGTCTAAGCAGTCTGAAGCATTAGCAAATTTTGATGAGTCTCTTAAAGATATGCTACAAGATAAACCAGAGTTTGTTGAGTTCCCAGAAGCTACCTTAAAAAATTTATATGATGGTTTAGTAAAAAGCAGCAAGGCAAAAGAGTATCTAGTTTCTCGTGGAATTAATTCAGAATCAATGGAACATTTTATGTTAGGGTATTCTGAAAATATGGACATGATAACTGTTCCAGTACATAGTCCAGATGGAACTCCAGTAGGGGTTGTTGGTAGATCCATATCTGATAAAAGATTTAAGAATAGTAAAGACCTTCCAAGAAGCAAGACTATGTTTAATATTCATCGTGCCAAGAAAATTGGTGACAGAGTAATAGTTGTAGAGTCTAGCTTTGATGCTATTCGTGTTCACCAAGCTGGCTTTCCTAATGTAGTTGCCACTCTTGGCGGTCATATATCTGGAGATAATTTAGGGCTTTTAAACAGATACTTCAATACAGTTATTATTATGACTGATGCAGATAAGGCGGGAAGAGATTTAGGTTCGGCTATTGCTTACAAATTAAGTAATAAAAACATCTTGTGGGCATCGCATTCTTATGGTAGAATATATCCAGAGGGTGTAAAAGATGCAGGTGATATGTCTGATGAAGATATTAAAGCCTGTATAACAAATGCCATATCTAATTTTGAATATAGAACTTAAAAAATACGTGGTTACAAACGGATATATACCGTTACATACATAAGGAGAATAAAATGGGAATAGTAAAAGGTTTGTCAGGAATGACAAAGGCAATGGACAAGGTTACATACACTAGTTCAGAAGATAGCAAGGCAAAGTGGTTAAAGATTGAAGATGGAGAAGCTGTAAAGATTCGCTTCTTACAAGAGCTTGATCCAGATTCACCACACTATAATGAAAAAATGGGTTGCGGATTTTTTGCAATTGAACACACAAACCCTAAAGATTATCGCCGTAAGGCACTAGACACAATGGAAGATGAAGGCCGTGACTGGGCTCAAGAGCAGCACCGCAAGGATCCAAAGGCTGGTTGGGGCGCAAGAAAGCGTCTTTACATTAATGTTCTAGTCGATGATGGAAAGACTGAGCCATATGTAGCAATTCTTTCTCAAGGCGTAAGTGGTAAAACAATTACACCAACACTGATTGAATATGCAAATGAAATGGGAAGCATCACAAATCTAATGTGGCGTGTAAAGCGTAGTGGTCTTAAGACAGACACAAGCTACACAATTATACCGTTGGCTAAAGATGAAAAGCCATTCGACTTTTCTGCTGTCGAGCTGTTTGATTTAGAAAAAACAGCAGTGCGTAGCGTTCCATACGCAGAGCAGGAAGCATTCTATACTGGTGAGTCATCTCCAGAAGAACGAGAGTCATCTTCAACAAGCAGCAGCGTAGACTGGTAAGAGAGAGTATAGGCGGAGAATTAAGTTGAACTTCACACATTTGCATGTGCATTCTTTCTATTCATTAATGGATGGGCTTAATTCTCCTGCCGAACTTGTAAAAGCTGCAAAAGAAGCTGGTCAGACTTCTCTGGCTATTACTGACCACGGAACACTATCTTCACACCGTGAAATGCAAATTGCATGTAAAGAGCAAGGGATCAAGCCAATTCTTGGAGTGGAAGCATACATTTCTCCAACAGATAGATTTGATAGATCTTCAAAGACAGATAAATCAATTCAGGCCTATAACCATATTATTCTTTTAGCTAAGAATAAAAAGGGTCTAGAGAATATAAACACCCTTCAGGAGCTTGCATGGACAGAAGGCTTTTATCATAAGCCACGTATTGATAGAGAGGTATTGAAAGAGTATGCAGAAGGTATTATTGTATTGTCTGGATGCCTTAACGGGCTTATTAGTAAGGCTATTGAACGCCAGGAATTCTCAGAAGCAAAACTTGTACTTCAAGACTTTAAGAAAACTTTTGGTGAAGACTTTTACGTTGAGGTGCAATCTCATAACCCGACAGAAATCAACTCAAAGCTTTTGGAGCTGGCTGATCAACTCAAGATAAAAGCGGTGGCAACAGGAGATGCTCACTTTGCTAAAGAAGAAGATAGAGTATTAGAAGAAGCAATGCTTATTCTATCAACATCTCCTAAGTCGGATAAAGATGCAGACTTTGAAATGTCTAGACAAATGCCAGACATGATGGATAGATTTAATTACTTATACCCAGACCGTAGAATATCATTTCAAGATTATAATCTATTTATTCAAAGCAGGTCTGAAATTGAGGCGGACTTTAATAAAGCAGGCATTACTCGTACAGATATATATGATAATACAATGGAGATTGCAGACAAGATTGAAGAGTATGACTTCTATGAGGGATTAGATCTGCTACCCATCCCAAAGACCAATGCTGACAAGAAACTAGCTGATATGGCCTTAGAAGGCCTTAGAAGGCTATCTCTGGACAAAGATCAGGTCTACTTGGATAGAATTGCAGAAGAGTTATCTATAATTAAAGATAAAGCATTTGCTTCATATTTCTTAGTTGTTGCAGATATGATTACATGGGCTAAGTCAAATAATATTATGGTTGGCCCAGGTCGTGGTTCTGCAGCAGGCTCACTAGTTTGCTACGCCCTTGGAATTACAGATGTAGATCCAATTAAATATGATTTGCTTTTCTTTAGATTTATTAATCCAGAACGTAATGACTTTCCAGATATTGATACAGACTTCGAGGACCGTCGTCGTAAAGAGGTTAAAGATTATTTGAAGAAGAAGTTTAAGCACGTAGCATCTATTTCTACATTTACTTACTTTAAAGATAAGGGTGTAATTAGAGATGCGGCAAGAGTATTTATGGTTCCTCTTTCTGATGTTAATCGTGCAATGAAGTCTATTGATACGTTTGAAGATTTTATGGATTCACCCAATACAAAAGAGTTTAGAGCAAAGTACCCAGAGGTAACTTGGCTTGCAGAACGTCTTCGTGGAAAGATTCGAAGCGTTGGAGTACATGCTGCTGGTGTAGTTGTGGCAAAAGATGACTTGAGAAAGTATGCACCAATAGAGTCCAGAGCAGATGCAAATGATGACGTGTCTGGAAGAATTCCAGTCGTGGCATACGACATGGATACGGTTGCAGATATAGGTCTTATTAAGCTAGATGCCCTAGGTCTTAAGACTTTATCTGTAATCTCAGATACATTAAAATCAGTTAAGGATAGACACGGTAAAGAGATTAATCTTTACAACATCCCCCTTGACGACCAAAAAGTTTACAAGATGTTTAACGACGGATACACTAAAGGTGTTTTCCAAGCAGAAGCAACGCCTTACACAAATCTACTTATAAAGATGCAGGTAGATAAGTTTGAAGACTTGGCTGCATCAAATGCTCTTGTTAGACCAGGAGCAATGAATACCGTAGGTGCTTCATATATTAAAAGAAAGCACGGGGATGAGGCAGTTAACTATATTCATCCTATCATGAAACCTTTTACAGAAAATACATACGGAGTTATTATTTATCAGGAACAGGTTATGCAAGCATGCGTACACCTAGGTGGAATGACTTGGTCAGAGGCTGACAAGGTTAGAAAGGTTATTGGTAAAAAGCAGGATGCAAAGGAACTCGGTCCGTTTAAAGATAAGTTTATTCAAGGCGCTAAAAAGCATATCAGCGCCGATGAAGCAGAGAACCTCTGGAAAACATTCGAAGCTCACGCTGGATACTCATTCAATCGTAGTCACGCTGTTGCTTATTCTATGCTTTCTTATTATACCGCTTGGCTTAAGTGCTATTATCCTTTGGAATTTTTATTCTCGATCCTTAAAAATGAAGGAGACAAGGATGCCAGAACAGGATATCTAATTGAAGCCAAGAGGCTTGGAATTAAAGTTAAGCTTCCACATGTAAATGAATCAGATGTAAACTTTTCACTACAAAAAGATTCAATTAGATTTGGTTTAGCTGAAGTTAAATTTATTTCAGACAGTATTGCAAATAAAATTATTGAAAAGAGACCGTATGAAAACTACAAAGATTTTGTCGACAAGGCGTCTAAGAAGGGTAGCGGTATTAACTCTAGGGCCGTTAACTCTCTTAATGCTATTGGGGGCGCTGCTTTTGATGATAATCCTAGAAGTGGCAAAGAAGCAGAGTCTTATTACGAATTTTTAGGGATACCTTCTTTTAACCTTTCTAACTTAGAGCCAAGGGTTAAAGCACAAGCAAGACCTATTGATGAATTTGAAGAGCTGGGATCATTCGTAATGTTTGGTATGGCCAAAAGCATCAAGCGTGGTAATGGCTGGTCGAGAATTGAGCTTGTCGATGAAAGTGGATCTGTAGGATTATTCGATATAGAGCAGACAAAAATAGAAACAAATAAAATGTATTTTGTTCTTGTAGGCGATAATAGAATATCAAGATACATAGATGTTGATTCTATCAATAAGGATTCTGACGATGCATTTGTTAAATATTTATATGCAAAGTCATACCCTATTGACGAAAATCAAAGGTTCGTGATAAGCTATACACCATATAAAACAAAAGCTGGCAAAACTATGGCGCACCTTGTTATGTCAGATAAAGATAAGAATTTAAATAGAGCTATTGTTTTTTCTAGCATGTATCCAATTTCATTGGCTAAAATGCGAGAAGGAATGATTTGCGAGCCAACTCTAAAAACCTTAGAAGATGGAACACTTATGGTTAAGGATGTAAGATGACAAGTAATACAGAAGATGTTTTTAAAACAATGAACGCTACAAGAGTTTTGGTTGCTATTTTAAATAAAATTGAATCTATTAGTATACCTACTGAAGATTTTATAAACTCCAACAATCAAGATGTACAGCTTTCTGTAACATATAATGACGAAACTATGTCATTTGAATTTAGACTAGAAGATAAACCATCTGAATCTGAAGAAGAATTGCCAAACAACTAATCGTTATGGAAATGCAACTAGACGATATATTAGCAAAGCTAGACCCTAAGACTAGAGCTAGGGTTCAGTCTGCCGTGGATATTCAGATTGAAAAGCAGCCTACACCTAGCATAGGACTGAACTTCGCATTAAACGGAGGTTTTGCTTATGGAAGGCAAATACTTGTTTGGGGAAATAAGTCTGCAGGAAAGTCTTCTTTCTGTTTGCAGATGATTGCTTTAGCTCAAAAAGAAGGCAAGACATGTGCGTGGATTGATGCGGAGCATTCTTACGATCCTGAGTGGGCAGAAAAGCTTGGCGTAAACTCAAAAGAATTAATATACTCTCCAGCTAAAACTGTTAATGATATGGTTGATGTTGCAACAAAGCTTATGGAAGCTGGTGTTGATCTGATAGTAGTTGATTCTATTTCAGCGTTGCTACCAGCAATCTATTTTGAAAAAGACGGAAATGAAATGAAGGATTTGCAAGACACTAAGCAAATCGGCGCAGAAGCAAAGGATATGACCCACGCAGTCAAGATGTTAAACTATGCAAACAAAAACACATTACTTGTTCTCATCTCGCAGCAACGAAATCAATTTGGATCTATGCATGCTAGTCACATCCCCACAGGTGGCATGGCAGTTAAGTTCTTCTCTTCAACCGTCATTAAGCTATGGTCTTCTGAGGCTGAGGCTAATGCTATTAAAGCAGGTATTAAAGTTGGTGACAAGATTATTGAACAAAGAGTTGGGCGACCAGTTAATTGGATTGTTGATTACAACAAGGTCGGCCCCCCAAATTTATCAGGACAATATGACTTTTACTACCAAGGGCAAGCTCTTGGTATAGATTATGTTGGAGAAACATTAGACGTTGCAGAAATGTGTGGCATTGTAGAAAAGGGTGGCGCATGGTATACAGTAAATGGAGAACGTTTTCAAGGACGTGCAAAGGCTGTAGCATATTTAAAGGAAAATCCAGATGTTGTAGACAGCTTAATAGGAGAAATAAATGCCAAACATTAATGAGTTTTTTACTTCAAAAGTTGAAGAGTCTATAGATAACAGAGTTGAAAAAATAGAACAGCAGAGGCCATGCAGTAAGTGTGATCTTTCTGCTCCATACTATAGTTTTAATCAGGTTACTTTAGAAATGTACTGGAAATGCCCATCTGGTCATGAGACAAAGCATAAGCTTAACTGATGTCAGAAAGAGCAGAAGTAAAGAGAGACGGCGCTAAAGCACAAAAGAATAGTGGCCGTGGAGAATATCAAAAAGGTGATGCTAAATGGAAAAACTTTGTAGTAGACTACAAAGAATCTAAAGCTTCATTTAATTTAAATAAAGATGTATGGGCTAAAATCTGTACAGATACTTTTAAGGTTAGCAGGGACATGCATCCAGCCCTTAAAATTATTATTGGTGGGGATTCCAAGGTCCGTCTTGGAATCATAGAGTGGTCAGTACTAGAAGAGCTGATCACATTTTGGGAGGAAAATAAAAATGGCTAATCCGATTATTACAATCGTTGGGCGAGTTGGTAGTGAACCAGAACCTGTTGGATCAAATGGTCTCAGGTTTAGAGTTGCAACTAATGATCGCGTTAAGAATGAAACTACTGGAGAGTGGGAAGACAAAAACACTTCTTGGTGGACAGTAAAAGCTTGGCGTACACTTGCAGGACAATCAAAGTCTGTAATTAAAAAGGGTATGGAAGTTATTATCGTTGGAAAGATTTATGAAGAAAATTGGACAGATAAAGATGGAATTAAGAGAAGCTCTTATGAAATCAATGCAGATTCAATTTCTGTAACAGCATACTCATTGTCTAAGGATAAGCCTTCAGGCGATAACGATTTCCCTTCATACAAGACATACGCTGAGGTTCCATTCTAGTGGTATACTTTATTTATGGATGCCTATTTGGCTTTGCTGCTGGGTATGGCGTTGGATTGTTGATGGATAAGTGGGATAAAAAGATTAAAAATGACAGAGGATAAAAATACATTAGAGTTAATTAACTCTATAACTGAATTTAACGATCTTCATGAGTATATGAATGATGCTCAACTGGACAGAGCTTTAGCTGTCATAGTTAAACTATTGTTAAATCCAGATGTTCCTGCTGCAAAAGCTCCTCAGCTTATTATTGAACTTCAGGCTATGTCAACTAAGTTTGCCATGATGGCATCTTACTATTCAACAATAGCAAAGGATAAGGCTGGAACCATGAACAATAATAAGAAAAATATATATTACTCAGCAAAGGAGTCCATAGACAAACTTGTAGATGCACTTAAGTATGTCGTTAGGTATAATCTATAATGGGAAGAAATATAGTAAAGAACTTAAAGTTTAAAAAGCATACTGGAAAGTTCTTTGATCCAGAAGCATTTGCTGAACTGCTTGATGAGTCCTACAAAAATACCAAGAGGGCTGACGGAGAAATGACAAAGAAATCATTTAGCCCAAGCTCTCTTGGATATGGACACGGAACCTGCCCAAGGTACTGGTACATGGCATTTTCGGGTGCAGTATTCATTGACAATAACGATGCAGTTGCGGTTGCCAATATGGCACAAGGAACCCAGGCTCACGAAAGGCTTCAGAATCTAATAAAGACAATGCCTCAGTGGGTTGCAGAAGAAGAAGAAATTATTAATGAGTACCCGCCTATTCGTGGCTTTATTGATCTTATTATGGAGTACGATGGTGAGACTGTAATTGGTGAAATTAAAACTGCAAAGCAAGAAGTTTGGGATGCAAGGCAGGCAGAAATGAGCCCGTCTGCAAACCATCTCCTGCAGCTTTTAACTTATATGAAGCTAAAGGATGCAAAAGAAGGTTTCTTTTTATACGAAAATAAGAATACTCAGGAGATACTAATTATTCCAGTAGTTATGAATGATAAGAATAAAAAGATTATTGAGGATACATTTCTTTGGATGAGAGAGGTATGGGACAACTTTAAAGATGGCGACCTTCCTATGAAGCCAGAAGGAGCCACAAAAACTAAGATGCCCTGCACTTACTGCCCAATTAAAAAGCAGTGCTACTCTAAAGAAACTCCTACTGGAACAGTGCAGATTGAAAGATTTAAGGTGCCTTCTTTATGATATGTGCAAACTCAGACTGTCTTAACGATAAAGAGTTTACCCCAAAAACTCACAACCAAAAGTATTGTTCAGATGAATGTTGCAGGGTTGCAACAAACAAAAAAATCATGGAGAAATACTATGAAAAAAAAGCTATTCGTTCTGGACAAAAAAGGTATTGTAAGAAGTGTAAATCTAGTTTAAGTAGGTACAACTCTTCAACAATATGTGCGAAGTGTGAGAAAAGTATTTCTAATTCAGACAAAGAGAAAATATTAAGGATGCTAAATGACTCTGGCCAAATTAGCTAAAACAAAAGCCAACAGGGTTTTAGGAATAGATGCATCAACATCTTCAGTCGCTTTTTGCTTGCTAGAAAACAATAAGCCACTAAAGTGGGGAAAGATAAACATACTTGGCAATGACATATATGAAAAGATATATGACGCTAAAGTTAAAACCGCTATTATGCTAGATGAACTTAAGTCAGACTACATAGCAGTTGAGGGAGCGATACTTGTCAGATCACCAGATGCTGTGATAAAATTATCTTATGTGTATGGAGTTGTAATTGCTGAGTTGATGTCAACTGGAGCTAAAGTTATTACAATAAGCCCTTCGGCATGGCAGTCCCACATTGGAAATAAAAACCCAACTAAAGATGAAAAAGATGCAATTAGAATATTGAATCCAGGATACGCAGATTCGTGGTACAAAAACAAATTACGTAACATGAGAAAGCAGAGAACGGCAGATTATTTTAATAAGAAGTATGATTTAAACTTAGAAGATTTTGATGTCGCTGATAGTTTTGGCATTGCGTATTATGCTAATGAAGTGTTGACGAAGAGGTGAAATTGTACAAGAATAAAGACTGGCTACATAGAAGATATGTTATCCAAAGAAAAAGTATGGAAGAAATTGCTAGCGAATGTGGCGTAACTGTTATGACCATATATAGAGCCCTAAAAGAAAAAGGTTTAATTAAATGACCCTTACACCAGTTTTTGAAGACTCAAAGGAATTTAGATACGATGATTTATATTTACTTACAGTAGGTACAGAAGCTGGGAAAGAGATATTGTCAACCTGCCTTGAAATTGCTCACATGTTAATTAAAAAAAATATTGCCTATGGAAATTCTGCATTGGAGCCAGTTAGAATATTTTCAAAGGCGGGACCAAAAGAGCAGCTATATGTCCGTATTGATGATAAGCTTAATAGATTAATTAAGGGAACAGATTATCCAGGCGATAATGATATTGATGATCTAATTGGATACCTAATATTACTAAAGGTTGCTAAGGAATTTGCTATTTCAGTCGACTAGAAGTATAATAAAGTCATATGGAAATTGAACTAGCAGATCATTTTGATCGAATGAATAAAGTAGTTGAAGAACTACTTAGAGGAAATAACCCTACCCAAATTGCTACACTTACTGGCTTTAAAAGGGCAGAAGTTGTTGGGCTTATAGATGAGTGGAAGAATGTAGTCCACAACGACACATCAGCCCGTGAACGTGCTAAAGAGGCTATCTCTGGAGCTGATCAGCACTACGCTATGCTAATTAAAGAAGCATGGAAAACAGTTGAGGATGCAGATCAGGCTGGACAGCTTAGCGTTAAGTCTGGAGCTTTAAAGCTGATTGCCGACATTGAAGGAAAAAGAATTGGAATGCTTCAAGAGGTTGGCTTGCTTGACAATGCAGAGCTTGCTGGACAGATAGCAGAGTCTGAAAGAAAGCAAGAAGTTCTTGTGAAGATATTGAAGGAAGTAACTGCGTCATGTCCAAAGTGCAAAATGGAAGTAGCTAAGCGTTTATCTCAAATCACTGGAATAGTTGAGCCAATAGAAATAATTGAGGAAGTCAGTGGAGTTTGATTTTAATGATCTCATCGACATCTTGGATGGTGAAGAGTTTGATGAAAGGCCAGTTGACCTAAAAACTTTTGTAACAGACAAAAACTATTTAGGTTTGCCAGAATTATCTGATCATCAGTATACACTTATAGAAAAATCATCTCAGATATATAAAGAGTCAACTCTAATAAAGCTCTTTGGTGAAAGCGAAGGGTCTTTAAGATACAGACAAACCTGTAATGAAGTTGTAGCACAGTTAGGCAAGGGTAGCGGTAAGGATTACTGCTCCACCATATCTGTTGCGTATATAGTTTATTTACTATTGTGTTTGAAAGACCCAGCATCTTACTACGGCAAGCCGCCTGGAGACTCTATAGATATTATCAATATTGCTATTAACGCTCAGCAGGCAAACAACGTTTTCTTTAAGGGATTTAAAAATAGAGTAACACACTCACCTTGGTTTGCTGGAAAGTATTTTGAAAAAGCTTCTGAAATTAAGTTTGATAAAAATGTAACCG